GGCGCACGACCACCATCGGCATCATCGCAATCGCAACGGCCGTGATGGGCTTCATCAAGGCGACCATCGATGGGGACCCGACTACCGAGCCCGACTTTGCGGCCTTGACCGCGGCGCTCACGGCCGGGATCGGCCTCATCTTCGCCAAGGATGCCAAGACCATCGAGCCTCCCCAGAAGGCGGACCCGTGAGATGGCCGAACTCGGAGTCCTCATCGGGGCCGTCCTCTCGGCGATCATCATCGCCCTCCTCGATCGCAGGCTTGATTCCAAGGTCCGCGTGGTGGGCTCTAGCGGTCATCGCGATCGCGTGCGCCGTGCTATTGACCGGATGCGAGACGCTGCCGCCGATCGCAAGCCCGGGCGAGCCCCGGATGATCCTTGAGGGCGAGGGCCGGGTGAGGCTCGCCGCCTATGACGGAAGCCGCAAGGAGTTCATCGATCTCGGATGGCATGATGCCGCATCGCTGAGAGGATGGACGATCGCCGACTACGACTGGAGGGAGAGCGATGGCATGGAAGCGCATCCCATCGACCCTCGGTGAGCCGGAGATCGTCGAGGCTCCCGATTATCTCGCCGTCCTCACCGAAGGAGGCCGGGCCCTTCCCTTTGGCATCACCGGCATCTCGATAGACTTCGGGACGATCGCAGCGCCGCTCACTTGGCTCGGGATCGATGGAGGGACCATCGCATCTCCGAGCCGGCTTCCTCTCGACTTCGGGAGCGTCTAACCATGCCATTACAGTTCCGCAGAGGACCCACCACCGCTCGCACGGCCATGACTCCGGCCGCTGGCGAGCCGATATGGGACACGGATTCATCGGCGCTCTATATCGGCGACGGCGCGAGCGCCGGCGGCGTGGCCGTCGGATCGGGATCGGGAGGAGCCCCGACCAATCTGTCCTACCTCGTGCTCACGGCCTCGACGAGCCTCTCGGCCGAGCGAGTCCTTACGATCGGATCCGGCCTCTCCTCGACCGATGGAGGAGCCGGAGGGAATCTCACGATCGCTCTCGCTGCCCACACCCACTCGGCAAGCGAGATACAAGCCGGGACTCTCGCCCTCGCCCGCGGAGGGCTCGCGGCGGATATCTCGGGAGCCGGGCCCGGCTTCCTTCGGCAGACCTCCAGCGGATCTCCGGTCAGCGTCGGGACCCTTGCGGCCACCGATCTCCCGGCCCACACCCACTCATCGACTTCGATCTCAGACTTCAGCGAGGCCGTCGATGATCGGGTGAACGCTCTTCTTGTGGCCGGGTCGAATATCACCCTCACCTACGACGACACCGCCAACTCGCTGACGGTCGCCGCTGCCGGCGGAGCCGCGGGGGCTCCGACCAATGCTTCCTATCTCGTCCTCGCGACCCACACGAGCCTCTCCGCTGAGAGGGCCCTCGTCATCGGATCCGGCCTCGCTTCCACCGATGCCGGAGCCGATGGAAACTTCACCATCGCCCTCGGGAGCCACACCCACTCCGCAGGCGATATCCAAGATGGGACTCTCGCCCTCGCCCGCGGAGGGCTCGCGGCAAGCCTAGCGGCGACGGGAGGGACGGCTCAGTTTCTCAAACAGACCGCATCGGGAGCGGCCGTCAGCGTCGGCACCATCGCGGCGACTGAGGTGGGGACCTCGGGCTCGGCCGGGACCTCCACCTTCCTTCGAGGAGATATGACTTGGGCGACCCCATCGGGGACCGGAGGCGGGACCAAGACTTACGCTCGCTTCACGCCGCTCGATAACCAGCCGCTCACCTCCGCCTATGCGACCTTCGATCAAACCGGAGCCGGGGTGGCCCTCCTCGACTTCGATCCTGCGGGCCTTGAGCATGCGGCATTCGTGAGCGTCCTCCCGGAAGGAGCCTCCACCTCATCGGGCCTCAAGATCCGGCTCGTCTGGACTCCCGATGGGGCCAACACCCAAGCGGCCGTCTGGGGAGTCGCCTTCCAGCGGATCGACACCACGACCGATCTTGATGCCGATGCATTCTCGAACTTCGTGACCGCGACGGCCGCCGCATCCGGGACGGCCGGGGTCCCGGTCATCACCGAACTCACCCTCACCGGGACGGCCGATCTCGACTCCATCGTGGCCGGAGACTTCTATCGGGTGAGGATCTCAAGGGATGGGACCCACACCTCCGATGCGCTCACGGTCGATGCTTCGCTCGTGGCCATCGAGATCCGGGATGGTGCTTGATGGCTTATGACTTCAACGGAGTCGACACCAGAGCGGCTCTCGGTCAGGCCCCGATGCCGACCACGGCCACCCCATTCTCGATGGCTCTCTGGTTCAGGCCAGCGAGCACCTCTGTAACCCAGACGATCGCGATGGTTTCATCAACGGCTCAAGCGAGGATAGCCATCGAGATCTCGGCGGATACGACCACCAATTCGGGCCGAGTCCGTTTCGGAAATTGGAATCAGTTCAACAATGCTCAGGTGGCGATCGCCCCGAGCGCTCTCACCGTCGATGAATGGCATCATGTCCTCGGGGTCCAAGTGGTCATCTCGACTTCCTCCTACGGGACCCGGCGCGTCTATCTCAACGGCACAGTGGCCACGGCGCAGGTGACTGCGAATCAAGCCTACACGGCATCATTCTCCGATCTTAGAGTCGGCCATCGAAGGACCCTGACCGCAACTACCTTCACCTCCTTCTATGATGGCGAGATCGCCGAAGTCGCCGTATGGTCCGATGTCCTGACCATCGATGATGCAAAGGCTCTCGCCAATGGAGCGAAGCCGACCTCGGTGAGGCCCGATCTCCTCACGGCCTACTTCCCGCTCGTGAGATCCTTCTCCGATTCAATGGAGGCTCGAGCGATGACGGCCACGAACTCACCCACCATCTCGGTCCATCCAAGGAGATTCGGATGACTGCGGCTTACGCTCTCGTCGATGGCTTGAGGATCCTCCGGGAAGTGGTCCTCGATCCGGCCATCTGGGCATCTTGGCAAGCATCCGGAAACCCGAAGGCTCGCTCCTATCTCCCGATCATCGAGGAGCCGAAGCCGATCTTCGACCCAGAGACTCAGGCCCTCTCCGACAGCCTCTCGGTCGATCTCGATGGGCTCCGGGCTCGCCGGAGATGGTCGGTGCGGCTCAAGACCCCGGACGAGATCCGGAAGGTCTGGACCGCTCTCGAGTTCTTGGAGCGATTCACCCCGGTGGAATTGAGGCGAATCGAGGTCGGAGCCCGGAGCGATGAGACCCTCGCCTCGATCTATCGCTCCTGTCTCGCCGCTCAGGAGGTCGCGAGCGATGACCCGCGGACGATCGCAGGGATGGGCTTTCTCGTCGCTCTGGGGCTCCTGAGCCCGGCCCGGCGGGATGAGATCCTTTCCGGCTCGCCCTCTCCCTTGTAGCATGCGGCCCCGCCCGGGGAGAGGCTCCGGGCTCCGCTTACAATCGGGAGGTCAGCAATGGAAGGCGAAACCCGGCTCTCGGCGGCGACCCCTATGGGGTCAGGGGTGGAGTTTGAGCGGGCTCCGATCGAGTCCCTCTCGGCCGATCCGCGGAACGCCCGGGCCCATGACTCCAAGAACATGGCCGCGATCAAGGCGAGCCTCGAGCGATTCGGACAACAGAAGCCGATCGTGGTCGATGCCAGCGGCAAGGTCCTCGCGGGGAATGCGACCCTAGCGGCCGCTCGCGATCTCGGATGGACTCACATCGATATCGCAAGATCATCGCTCGAGGATGGCGAGGCGATGGCCTATGCCATCGCGGACAATCGCACCGCCGAACTAGCGGAGTGGGACTGGCCGGAACTCAAGACGCAACTCGCCGAACTCGAGGCCGATGGCTTCGACCTCTCCGGGCTCGCCCTCGATCCCGGGAGCCTCTCGCCCGCCGAGGAGAAGGCCCTCGCGGATCGGGGCCCAGAGGCCGACCAAGACAACGACCCGCTCTACGAAGCCATCGCCGAGCCCATGCCGGAGGAGGATCTCCCGGAGGCCGGGAGCGTCTGGAAGATCGGAGAGAGCATCATGGTGGTCGGATGCCCCGTCAAGGATCTCGATCTCTGGAAGCCGCTCCTGACCGATGAGATCGAGATGGTGGTCCCCTATCCGTCGGCCCATGTCTCGATCGCTCCTCGATTCGCGGGCCATCGCTGCCTGTTCATCCAACCGGTCCGGATCGCTGCCGCCTATGCCATTCGCATCGCTCGAGTCGCGGGCGTTGAAGTCGAGGAGATCACGGGCCGATGAAGATCAAGGAGACCGAGGGAGTCTGGGATATCGCAGAGGCTCCGATCTACTTCCCGGCCGCCGGCTCGGCGGTCCGCGGGGCTCGGGATGTCGTCGACTACTGCCTGTTCAATCTCCTCGACCTCGGAGATAAGCCGGACTTCATCCGGCTCACGGCCGAGCGCTCGACCCGGATCTTCCTCGATAGCGGGGTCTTCTCGATCGCGAATCTCGAAGCCAAGCGGCGAGGGATCCCGATCTACGAAGCCTTCACGATGCAACCGGAGGAGATGCATGGGTGGGGCCCATTCGTCGAATCATGGAAGCGCACGGTCTCGGCCGTGAGGGAACTCCTCTGGGGCTACATCGAACTCGACCTCGGAGGGCCGGAGACCAAGACCCGGATCCGCGAGAGCCTTGAGGCCGATGGCTTCCGGCCGATCCCGGTGAGCCATCCGCTCAAAGATGGATGGGACTACTTCGAGTGGCTTGCCGATCGCTATGACCGGATATGCGTCTCGAATCTCCAAGGGAATCCGGCCGCGGTCAAGTTCGACATCCTTCGCCAAGTGAATGAGCGGAGGAAGGGCCGGGCCGTGAAGTGGATCCATGCGCTCGGTATCTCTCCGGCTCCGATGTGGATCACGATGCCGACCGAATCCTGCGACGCTAGTTCTCCGGCCGGGCCTCTTCGATTCCCATCGCCCATGGTCGAGACCTCGGCCTTCTCGGTGAGCCCGATCCCGTCGATGGCCTATCGCTATGACTGCGGGCCCGAGCGATACCAGACCATGGTCCGCCACCTCTATCGCGATGCCGATCTCATGGGGAAGTCGATTCATGCCCACCTCATCGCCACCACCTAAGAGGCTCGTCGTCCTCCTGAGCGGCGGGCTCGATTCCGCGGTCTTGGCTTCACTGCTCATGGCGGAGGGCCACGAGATCGAGGCGATCTCATTCGACTATGGGCAGCGGCATCGGCGAGAGATCGAGTCGGCCCGAGCGATCGCCGTGAGGCTCGGGATCATGCATCTCATCCTCGACATCCGATCCTTCGCGATGGTGGCCGATCGATCATCGTTGACCGGCTCGGCTCCGGTCCCGCATGGGCACTATGCCGAAGAGTCGATGAAGTCGACCGTGGTCCCGAATCGCAACACGATCTTCGTGGCCTATGCCGCGGCCCGGGCCATCTCGGCCGGGATGGATGGGGTCGCCATCGCGGCCCATGCCGGAGATCACACGATCTATCCGGACTGCCGGGCCGAATGGGTGAGCGCGGTCCAGAATGTGATTCGGGCCGGGAACTGGGATGCGGATCGATTCGAGATCCATGCACCTTTCCTCTCGCTCTCGAAGGCCGACATCGTGGGCCTCGGGGCGATGCATGATGCCCCGATGAGGCTCACTTGGTCATGCTACGAAGGCGGGCTCATCCATTGCGGGCGATGCGGGACTTGCATCGAGAGGAAGGAGGCCTTCTCTCTCATCGGCCTCGAAGATCCAACGGAGTATGCGGCATGACGAAAGCACCAGAGAAGATCTTCTTGGTCTCCCTCGTGATGGAGGAGTCCCATCTCCGACGGCTCCTCTCATCGCTGGATGAGGCCGCATCGGCATGCGACACCATGGCCGAGGAGTCATCGGCCAACGATCTCAAGGATGCGGCCGATGCATGGGAGTGGGATGCCAAGAATCTCCGCACCCTCATTGATGAGATCGAGAAGGCGAAGAGGTCTCCATGCGAATAGCCCGTCGCTTCCGCTTCTATGCGGCCCATCGGAATCCGTGCCTGTCGGACAAGTGCGCTCGGCTTCACGGCCATCGCTATGGGGTCGAGGTCGAGATCGAGGTGAGCCCGGGGCATGGCGGGATCGGGATCCTCTTTGCGAAGATCGATGAGGCCCTCTCCGCGATCTTCGAGGCCCTCGATCATCACACCCTCCTCTCCCATGATGATCCCTTCACGGTCTTCATCCCGACTGAACAGACCATCATCTTCCCGTTCCCGACCTCGGCCGAGAATCTCGCCGCATGGCTTCTCGCCCGATGCCGGGCCCAGATTCCGGGATGCGTCGCGCTCTCGCTGACCGAGACCGACTCCTCCACCATCAAAGCCACCATCGAGGATCTCGCATCATGGCCTACTTCGTGAACGAGATCTTCTGGAGCCCTCAAGGAGAAGGGATGAGGGCGGGCGAGATGAGCGTCTTCATCCGCTTCACCGGATGCAACATGCGATGCGCGGTCGAGCCCGGCCCGAAGAGCCCGGGCGGATTCGATTGCGACACCGAGTTCGAGTCGGGCCGGAAGATGGAGGCGAAGGAGATCATCGATGAGGCGAAGGCCGCTTGCGGCTTGAGCGACGACTATCTCGCCGAGCATGGGGCGTGGGTCGTTCTCACCGGAGGAGAGCCCGGCCTTCAAGTCGATCGAGCCCTCGTCGATTCCCTCCGGCTCGCCGGCTTCCGCTCGGCCATCGAGACGAACGGAAGCATCGATCTCTCTGGGCTCGGGCTCGACTGGATCACGGTGAGCCCGAAAGTAGCCGAGCATGCCATCCGCCAGCGAGAGGCCGATGAGATCAAGTATGTGCGAGGCTATGGTCAGGCGATCCCGAAGCCATCATGTCGGGCCACCTATAGGCTCTTGAGCCCGGCCTTCAATGGGCTCACGATCGATCATCGGGCCCTCGAGTGGTGCCTCTCGCTCATCAAGGAAGATCCGCGATGGAGACTCTCTGTACAGAATCACAAGAGATGGCTCGTGCGTTGAAGATGGCCGAGGCCTCATCGCCCTTCGCGCCGAACCCATCGCTTCAAGAGGCCTGTGTGGCTTACCTTCTCCGCTGCATCGGCGAGGATCCATCGAGGCCCGGCCTCATCGATACTCCTCGGCGATGGGTCAAGGCCCTTCGGGAGATGACCTCAGGGCTCACCGAGGATGCCGAGTCGATCCTCGGGACCTCCTTCGAGGATGAATGCGGGGACGCTATATGGGTCACGGGAATCCGATTCACAAGCCTCTGCGAGCATCATCTCCTCCCATTCTCGGGGTCGTGCGTCGTGGCTTACGCCCCCAGTGGACGGGTCGTCGGCCTCTCGAAGATCCCTCGCCTCGTGAGCATCCTCGCCCGGAGGCCGCAACTACAGGAGCGATTGACTCGAGAGGTGGCGACCATCCTGCATCGCAAGGCCGGGGCGAAGGGAACGGCGGTGGCGATGAGGGCTCATCACTCGTGCATGGGATGCCGAGGGATCCGGCAAGCCGACGCGGAGATGGTGACGAGCCATCGGATCGGCGATCTCAAGACAGAGGAGTGGCTCGCCCGGATCCTGAGCCGCATCTAGTCGCTCGGGGCCACGAGAGGAGCGATCTCTCGACCCTGCGGCAAGCCATCTCGAATGGATGGAAGATCCCCGAGGAACTCAAGGAACAACTCCCTCGAGTGATCGTCGGCATGATCCGGGATGCGAGGAGCGATCGCGAGCGGCTCAGGGCGATCGAGGTCCTCGTGGCCATGCAGCGGGACAATGTGAACGCCTTCTCCGCAGCCGATCGGGTCCAGAGGCTCGATGGCGGGGAGGCGACCGAGAGGATCGAACTCCTCCCGATTCGGGTCGGCGTGAAGCCATGAGCCGGGCCTCGCTCGATCTCCCTCCGCTCTATCGCAAACAACACGATGCGATATTCGATCCGGCCCGCATCGTGGTGATCGAGGCCTCGACCAAGAGCGGGAAGACCTTGGCCTGTCTCCTCTGGCTCCTCGTCTGGGCATGGAACAATCGGGGCTCGACTTGCTGGTGGGTGGCCCCGACCTTTGAGGTGACCAAGACGATCGGCTTCGAGCGGATGAAGGCGATGCTTCGCCAAGCCGATCCGACGGCTCGGATCCATTCCCACAATGACTCCCGCCTCCTCATCACCCTTGCGAATGGGAGCCGGATGGCATTCAAGTCCGCGGACAATCCCGACTCGCTCTATGGCGAGGATGTGAATGCGGCGGTCATCGATGAGTCGACCCGATGCTCGGAGTCGGCTTGGCATGCCGTCCGCTCGACCCTGACCGCCACGAAGGGCCCGGCTCGAGTGATCGGGAATCTCAAGGGCCGGAAGAACTGGGCCTTCCGGCTCGCGAGGCTCGCAGAGAGCGGAGGAGAGCCCGACATGGCCTATCACCGGCTCACGGCCAGCGATGCCATCGATGGCGGGGTCCTAGATCCGGCCGAGGTCGAGGCCGCGAGGAGACAACTCCCGGATCACATCTTCCGGGAACTCTATCTCGTCGAGCCGAACGATGATGGCGGGAATCCATTCGGCTTCGAGGCCATCGCGGAATGCATCGCGCCGGTGGCCGATGGCCCGGCGGTCTCCTTCGGGGTCGATCTCGCGAAACACACCGATTGGTCGGTCATCGCCGGGCTCGATCAAGCCGGGCGGATATGCCATCTCGACCGCTTCCGGCTCGACTGGAATGCGACGAGGGAGCGGATCGTGGCGGCGACGGCCAAGATCCCGACCCTCATCGATTCGACCGGGGTCGGCGATCCCATCGTCGAGGATCTCCAGCGGGGCCGATCCAATATCGAGGGCTTCCGATTCACGGCCCAGAGCCGCCAACAACTCCTCGAAGGGCTCGCAGCGGCCATCCAAAGGAGGGAGATCCGCTTCCCGGATGGATGGCTTCGGAGGGAACTCGAGTCCTTCGAGTGGGAATCGACTCGCATCGGCGTGCGATACACTGCTGCGGCGGGACTTCACGACGATGGGGTGATGGCTCTCGCCTTGGCCGTGAGGAGAGCCTCGAGTCGGCCAGCGGCGTTCCGCTTCAAGGTGCTTTGATGATCCAAAGACTCCGCAGGCTCTTCTCGAAGGCTCCATCCACTCCCGGCTTGGATCGCCCCGGATATCTCCGCGCTTCGCTCGGCATGGTCTCGGGAGGCCGGAAGGATCGAGCCGCCTATACCTCGGCGACGGCGCTCAAGGCCTACTCATCGTGGGTCTATGCCGCGGCCTCGATCAACGCCTTCGGGGTCTCATCGATCCCTTTGCGGCTCTATGTGAGGAAGCCTATCGGGGCCGAGAAGAGCCTCTTTGCGACCAAGCGGGTCGATCTCAGGAGGAAGGCCTATCTCATGGGAGATGGCCGAGCATCTCCGAGCCGGACCGTCCTGACCAAACTTCACGACTTCGGGTCGGACTTCGAGGAGGTGACCGAGAGCCATCCGGTGATGGATCTCCTCCGCAAGGTCAACCCCTACATGAACGGCTTTGATCTCACGGCGACCCGCACCCTCTGGCAAGAATTGACCGGGAACGCCTATCTCCACATCATCCCGAACTCGCTCGGAGTCCCCGGAGAACTATGGCCGCTGCCGCCGCAGTGGGTCGAGATCATGCCAAGCGAGACCGACTTCATCAAGGGTTATCGCTATGGGAAGGATCCGAACAGCCGGATCGAGATCGCTCCCGATCGGGTCCTTCACTTCAAGCGGCCGAATCCGAACGATCTCTTCTATGGGATGGGGAAGGTCGAGGCCGGATGGGGAGTCATCGATCTCAACGACGCTCTCCTCAAGATGGACACGGCGCTCGCCGCGAATCACGCCCGGCCCGATTACATGGCCATCGTGAAGGATTCGAGCGCGAGCGTCGATGCTCTTGAGGAGTTCGAGCGCGCGGTGAATGAGAAACTCCGAGGCCCGGAGAAGGCCGGGAAGTTCATCGCCCTCACCGGGGAGGTCGAGTTCAAGCCGATGCAGATGCCGCCCAAGGATCTCGGCGGCCGAGATGATGTGGTCGAACAGATCGCGGCGATCTTCGGGGTCCCGGTCTCGATGCTCAAGGCGAACGACCCTAATCTCGCCTCGGCTCAAACCGGCTTCGCTCAATGGCGGGAATCGACGATCCTCCCACTCCTCCGGCTCGATGAGGAGGTCTTGAATCAGCGGCTCCTTCCGATGTTCGGGCTCTCCGATTCGGCCGTCTTGGCCTACGACGATCCGATCCCGGCAAACCGCCAATTGGATCTCCAAGAGCATCAAGGCCTCGTCGCCTCCGGGGTGATAACCATCAATGAAGCCCGGGAGGCTCGCGGGCTCTCCCGGCTTGAGATGCCGGAGGCCGATCTCCCGCTGGCGGGCGGGATCCCGATCGGAAGCCTCTCGGCCGCGAGCCCGGAGGATGGCTCAGGATCGCTCGAGATGCCGGAGGCCCCGGAGGCCTCGGCTCCCGCTGCTGCGGCTCAGGAGCCATCCAGCCCGGCTCCAGCGGCTCCGCTGAATGGGGCACAGATCCAAGCCGCTCAAGAGGTCCTCTTGGCCGTGACGGCGGGCTCGATGAGCCCGATCGCTGGAGAGGAATTACTCGTTGCGATCGGTTTGCGATCGGATGCGGCTCGCAGGATGGTCGCAGCGCAGCGGGAGATCGTCCCGGCCGCGGTCGAGCCGGTCCCGGAAGCCACCATCAAGCCCTCGGGATCCGCTCCGGCTGCGGCTCCGATCGAGCCCCGAGGCCTCGACCCTTCTCGTGGCGAGATCAAGGCCGTCACCGAGGATGCCCCGGCCCGCTATGCCGAGATCGACTTCAAGCCGACTTCCGAGATGGCCGCTGCTGCGGAGCGAGGCCTCCGGCTCCGAGCCGAGTTCAATCGGGGCGGGACCGAGATCGGGGTCGCTCGGGCCACGCAACTCAAGAATCGGGAGGTCCTCTCTCCATCGACCGTCCGCCGGATGAACTCCTACTTCGCCCGTCATGCCGTTGATCGGGCTCCGGGATGGGATGACCCGGAGGATCCAAGCGCCGGTTTCATCGCTTGGCTCCTCTGGGGCGGAGATCCCGGCCGAGACTGGGCCGAGCGGATCGTCGGCCGGATGGAGAGAGCCGATGAGGAGAAGGCCTCCGATCCATGCATCTCGGAGAAGATCCCGGTCCTCATCGATGAGGGATACGATCGGGATCAAGCCATCGCCATCGCAATCTCGATGTGCGAGGAGAAGGCCCAGACGGAAGCCAAGGGCGGATGCGGATGCGGATCCCATGCCAAGGCGGCTCGGCTCTCGGATCTCTGGGCCGAGCCCGAGGCCTTCGAGAAGGCTCGGCCCGGCCCGAGAGACTTGGAACTCGAAGCCCTCGAGCGGACCCTCGAGCGAAGCGTCCTGAGCATCTCCCGGGCCGAACTCAAGAGGATCGCAAAGAAACTCCGGGAGAGCGGCATCCGGCCGAATCTCCTCGTCGGAGCCGTCCTCGATGATCTCCGCAATACCTTCGAGCGGGCGATGGTCAAGGAGGTCGAGCCCATCATCGGAGAGGTCGTGAGCCTCGGAGGAAAGCGGGGCGAGAAGTTCATCGCTTCGGCCATGGGCATCTCCGACTCGGACGATCTCCCGCAGGCCTATCGCTTCGAGTTCACGAATCCAAAGGTGTCAGAGATCATCGAGCGATCGACCACCGAACTCGCGACCCGATCGGGGCGGACCATGCGGAGGAGCGTCGGGAGCCTCCTCGGGACCATGGTCGAGGATGGGGCCTCGATCGATGAGATGGCCAAGTCGCTCGAGGACAAGGGCTTTGATCCGATTCGCTCGAGGACGATCGCCCGCACCGAGACCTCGAAGGCGATGAATGCGGGCCGCATCGAGGCTTGGAAACAATCCGGCATCGTGAAGGGAAAGGTCTGGCAAGTCGCCCCGGACCCCTGCGAGTTCTGTGCCGCCATCGGGGCCGAGGCGAAGGTCGTCGATATCGATGGGGCCTTTGCCGAGAAGGGAGCCGTCCTCACTGGCATCGAGGGGAACTCCCTTGAGGTCGATCTCGATGATGTGGCCGGCCCTCCGCTCCACCCGAATTGCCGATGCACCATGAGGGCGATCATCGAGAGCGTCTTGGATGAGGAAACCTGAGATGAAACGGAAAGACTTCGAGGCGAAGGCGAGCATCACCGGGAACCGCTTCTCGGCGATCATCTCGACCGATTCGATCGATCGGGACAATGAGGTGATGGTCCCGGCCGGGATGAACTCCCGCGATTACGAGCGGAACCCGATCCTCCTCTACAACCATGATCCGAGCCTCCCCATCGGGCGGGCCTTGAGCCTCAAGCGGGGCGAGCACGAGATAACGGCCGACTTCGAGTTCGCGCCGAAGCCCGACGGCATCGAGGGCGAATGGCTTCCCGACTATGTGAGGGCTCTCGTTCAGGCCAAGGTCCTGCGAGGGCTCTCGATCGGATTCTCCCCGCTGCCGGGCGGGATGAGGCTCGCGACCAAGGGAGATGTCGAGAAGTACGGGCCCGAGGTGCAAAGGATCTTCTCGAAGTGGACCCTCCAAGAGGTCTCGGTGGTCTCGGTCCCCGCCAATCAAGATGCGCTCATCACCGCGGTCCAGAAGGGCTATGTGAGCCGCTCGGCCTTTGAGAAGTTCGCGACCATCGGAGGATCCTCTCCGTTGGCCCCGCCCATGCCGAAGCCGAAGCCCATCTCGATCTCGGTCCGGATCCCTTCGCTCGGCCGAGAGGACATCTCGCGGATCGCTCGCGAGGAGATCGCAAAGGCCCGCGGAAGCCTCCTGTTATAGTTTGAGGGCCGAGCCCGAACGGATGGCGAGAGCCGAGCCGGTGGGTGGCGAAGAGTTCACTCCCCGCACCCATCGAGAGTCACCATGCCGCAGATGAGTTTCAAGACCCACGATCGAGTCGCCAAGGATCTTCAGGCGATCGCCGATCAAGTCGGAGCCAAGAGATACGAAGGAGCCAAGGCCCTCTATCTCGAAGGAGTCGTCGTCACCGATACCGAAGGGA